CCCTTGGCTCAATTACAAGTTAACTTTACTTTTAAAGCAGTGTGCAAAGAAAGGAATATATCTTATTATTACACAGGGATTTAGAAGCAAGGCAGAGCAGGACGCTTTGTATGCTCAGGGCAGAACAAAGAAAGGAAGCATTGTAACCAATGCAAAAGGAAGCGACTATTCCAGTCAGCACCAGTGGGGCATTGCTTTTGATATTGCGATAAATGACAAGAAACTTTTGTATGACGAGGCAACAATTAGAAAAGTGGCAAAAATTGCCAAGTCAAAGAAAGTAGGGCTTGCCTGGGGTGGTGACTGGGTTAGTCCTGTAGATACACCACATTTTTATCTTGGAAAGTGGGGCGATACTCCGGCTAAGTTGAAAAGAACTTACGGAACGTTTGAAAAGTTCAAAAAGACTTGGACTAAGGAAGTTTTTGGAACAAAAAAAGGACTAAACATCTGGAACAAAACAAGAACAAAAGTCCTAAAGAAAAAACTTCCAAACAAAACAAAAGTCAATGTGATGTATGTTAAAAAAGGATATGCAAAAGTTGAGTATAATGGTGTAGTTGGTTATATGAAAGCCAAGTACTTACTTTAAATGGTACTAAAACGGTACTGGAAAAAGTTAAAAATGCAAAAAATATATGTAAAATGTGAATATATATCAATTAGAAACATTGAAAATAATATAAAAACATTAAAAACAATCATATCTAGTTAGGTTGCTACAATTATCGAATAATACGATATAATGGCGAATAGCTTATAAATAAAGGGACTTAGGAGATTTTTCCTAAGTCCTTTTTCTTTTGTGGTACTATAATGGTACTATTTTATTTAATTTTTCTGCTAATTCATCTGCTCTTGAAGGGTATAGATGGCTATAGGTATTAAGTGTGGTTTCAACTTTTTCATGCCCTAATCTTTCAGAAATAAGCAGTGGATTAATTCCCATATCAATCAATAAACTTGCGTGAGAATGACGGAAGTCATGTACTCTTATTTTCTTTAAGCCAGCCTGCTCACTTTTAGTTTTTAGCTCATTATAAAGAATGGCTTTAGTGTACGGAAAAACACGGTCAGTATTCTTATAATCATATATGCGTTTAATGTAATTGTTTAAATCATTAACCAGCAGTTGAGGGATGGTTATTTCTCTATTGCTCTTGGGTGTCTTGGGTGAAGTAACATTGACTTTTCCCCCTTTGAAGTTTACAGTCTTATTAATTCTAATGATTCCATTATCCAAATCAATGTCATTATATGTTAGTGCTAATAGCTCTCCGATACGCATTCCGGTGTAATATAAAGTTTGAAACATTGTATACTTGGTAATGTCATCAACAAGTGCAATGAACTTAAAATATTCTTCTTTGGTCCAAAAAGTAATTTTGGTTCTTTTTCTTTTTCCCATACTACCGGCTAAGCGACAAGGGTTATCCTTAAGATTATAAAATCTTACAGCAAAATTAAATGTGGCAACAAGTAGGTTGTTCATACGTTTAAGGTATGCGTCAGAATATCCTGTTGAAATTTGTGTGTTTTGCCAGTTTCTTATATCGGCAGGGGTAATTAAATTAATAGGCTTATTTCCCAAATATGGAAGTATTCGGTTCTCCAACAAATGCTTATGTCCATCATAAGTTATTTCTTTTAATCTTGTTTTAATATCTTTTAAATACAATTCAGCAAGAGAGTTTAAGGTCATGTCGGGTTCTCCCTGCATTTGTAACAGAAATTCTCGTTCCCAATTAACAGCATCTTTTTTTAGTTTGAAGCCACGTTTCTTTTTTTGCTTTTTTTCTCCTGTGTAATCAATGTAATAAGTTTTTACATAGTAAGTGTTTCTAGTTTCATCTTTGAAAACTGCCATATTGTATCTCCTTTCTCCCTAAAAAAGGGTATAAAAATAACACCCATCCACAGAACAATAGTTCTGATTGACCGGGTGCTCCAAAGAATGATACAATGACCTTGCGACAGGTGATGCATTGTATCACTTTTGGAGCTGGTCCTTAGTGGCTGGCTCTTTTATTTTAGATTCTAAACCCTTCGATTTCGAGGGGGTTGAATGTTGACTAAATATTAACTAAGTATTGACTAAACGTTGACTAAATGCTTCGATTTGATATAATATACTTAGCAAGAGAACCGAAAGCTAGATTGAGCCTAGCTTCTGGTTGTGATAGTAAGTTAAGAAGTAACGTCTACCTTTACCAGAGAGAGGACGTTACTTTTTTGCATTAATGATAGCTAATACAAGAGTTATAACAGCGCAAAGCATAATTACAAATTCGAATAAATCTCCATATGTAACCATTGGCATCAGCTCCTTTCGTAGAATACAGAAGCCAGCCAACCGCCCCTTCGGTTCCCCTGGTAAGCATATTATATTTTCAAAGTACTTTTAGTTAGTCACTTATCTTATGTCAAAAATTCTTAATCACACCGACTGAATTATATCCAAACTCAATAATGTAATTTTTGTGCTTTATGTAGCAACCATATTTATGCATATAAGCGTTTATGGTGTCTGCCAGGAACTGCTCTGTTACGTTTAAGAACTCAGCAGTCTCATAAAAATTAGTGCAGTGGTTCTCATAAGCTGCAATAATGCTGTCTAGATCAATCAATTTCTGATACCCCCAAAGCCTTGCTCTATGCTCCTGTTGGCGATTGGATGCAGAACTCATAGTTAATATATTCCCGTTAGAAGTATGATGATGTCCCATCTCTTCTGCCAAAACACAACGTTTCTGTGTAGAGTTTTCCAAACTATCACTTATACCAACAACACCGTCACAGTACAATCCTTTAATGTTAGGGTTTTCAAAAGTGTAAACAATAATCTCTATACCATCCTCGCAGGCTTCTGATTCTAATTGTTCTAACTTATTCAAGAAATCACCTCCCCACTAGAGTATAATTTTTTAGGTGTCCCATAAAAAGGACTACTTTCTTTTATTCTTTACAAATTCAACGAAGTTTTTAATTTCTTCCATTTCTGCTTCTGAAAATTCCTCACCCTCAAAGTGTGCTGCAAGAGTGTTGACTTCTGGGAAAGGATTTGATGGTTTTCCCATTAAAAAATTCATATCAACGTTAAAAAAATCAGCAATAGTTTCTAAGGTTTCAAAATCAGGTTCTCTGTTTCCATTTTCGTACATACTAACAGTACTTTTTGAAATATCTAGCTTTTTAGCCAATTCCTGTTGAGTTAACCCTTCTCTTTTGCGTAAATATTTTAGCATATCAGAAAAATTATTCATAAGAAGACCTCCTTTTTTATATCTTAATATAAGTATACACGAAATGTGAAAAAAAACAACAAAAAAATCACAAAAAGTGGTTGACATAGGTACACAAAACGTGTACAATATAAGAGTAGCAAGGAGATGCAGGAAAGGAGAAAAGAAATGGAATACGAAGAAATGAATTTAGCAGAATTATTAAAACAAACGACAGAAGAAAATCAAACAAGAAAAATCTTAGCAATCTTGGAAGAAAGCGAAGATTTGGAGAAAGCAAAAGAAAAAGTAAAAGCCCTACTTAAATAACTAAGTAGGGCGGTAAATAACAAAGACACACAAGGGCGACACTTCTTAACATTCCTGCTAAGTCGCCCAAGTGATTAAATTAATTATAACATATTATTAAAAAAAGTAAAGGAAGTGATAAAGTGAATACAAAAGTTATAGGACAAAGACTAATAGAACTAAGAGGGGAACGTAAAAGAGAAGAAGTTGCAAACGCAATTGGTGTAAGCAAATCAGCTATTGCAATGTATGAAGCAGGTGAAAGAGTTCCAAGAGATCCTCTTAAATTAAAAATAGCTAATTACTATAACAAAACAGTCGAAGAAATTTTTTTTGCCGAATAAGTACACGATACGTAAAATATTACGGAAAGTAAAACACGATACGTAAAGAAAAAGAGGAGAAACAAATGGAAGATAAACAGAAAATATGCGATTTATTAGTACCAGTATTACAGGAAACAAGAGATTTTCAGGAATTGGAAAGTTTGAAATACAACAAAGACAACGAAACAGTTGTGGCGACTTTCTGGTACGGAGCAGTGAAAACAGCAAATGTTCATATGGATTCAGGAACATCAATGATTAGAGATATTATCTAACAGATTCGTTAAATTATTTTGACGAAAACAGTTGACAAACCTCGTGCTTTACAGCACAAGGGAAACCTCGAAAAAAGAAGTATCATTATGGTATCAAAACGAAAGGAGAGCAGAGATGATACAGACAACAATTAGGATTCCAACAGAGCTACACGTAAAGCTTAAGGAATTGGCGAAGAAAAGAGGTTTGACAGTTAATGCGTTAATTATTCAGGCTTTATGGAAATTATAGGAGGTGAGTAATATGCCTGAAAAGCAATTTATGGGAGCAAAGGATATTGCTCAAACAATGGAGTGTAGTCTTTCTTTTGCGTACAAGTTAATTAAACAGATGAATGCAGAATTAAAAGAAAAAGGCTACATTACAATGTCAGGAAAAGTTCCAACAAAATATTTTAATGAGAGATTTTATTCATAGAAAGGGGGCGATTGAATTGGTGGGAGCAATTGACAGCTTAAGAAACTTAAGGCAGACCTGCATTAAGTATTCAGGAAGTTGTAAGAGCTGTCCCTTGGGCAGACAGATGAACATTAATAACACTTTGTGTCCGCATCTGACTAAGCCAATTAGTTGGACGGATGAAAAGACTACCGAAATGGTAAGAAAGATTGGAGGATAAGGATGATTATTGTAGACAAAAACAAGGCAACAATGGCAGGTCCTGATGAATTAATTGAATGTGAGGCAATGGTATTTGTGGAGGCTGTAAAGAGGCATTTTATTAAAAAGCATGGTGAAAACATAGGAAAGGAAATGTTTGAGATGTTGCT